TAAGTGACATCAGAAAAATCTGTAAAGGCTGTCGTTGAAGATAAAGAAACGCCTGCATTTGTTAATGTAGCTCCGCCTGCTGTATATGCAGTTCCAGAAGTATTAGTGATTTCTTCAGACGTTGAGTAGTCTGTAGTTGAAGCCCCTAACGTAGCGTTACTATCAAACAATGCAACTTTAAAAGTATGACCGCCTGATGATTCAAAGCTGTGCTTACCTTGTAAAAGTTCTTGTTTAAAACTTGAACATATCGCTGATGTGTTTGCCATTTTTTATCTCCTTATGGTGTTGGTGAGTTAACCGGTATTCTTACTGTACCATCGGTATAATCATCTCTACGTCTTCTACCGATTTGTTCTCCACCGAACTTCTGTACCTCTTGTTTATACTTGTTTTCATAAAGTGTCAACATATCTGCTGGACCTTTTAAAAAGCCATAAGTCTCTGCTAAACAGCAGTATAATAAGCCATTCGGGAAGTTTAAACTAATATAGTTTGATGTATTATCAGAGGCTAAAGTAGCTGGCATCTTATTGTAGTGAACTCTAAATTTGTAGGTGCTGTCTGGTGTTGGAGATAAAAATATACGTCCAGAATTAGTATCACCATCTCCTGTGGCACCACCAAAAGAAGCATAGTATTTTGGTTTAGCTCTTTTTGAAGACTCTGTTGACGAAACATATTCTTGTAAATAAGTAACATCTTTCTTTTCTAACCAAGTATTTGCACCTGTTGTTGCACTCGTAGAATCGTAAACTTGAATACCTCTAATAAATAGTGATCCTCCAGGAGCATTTATGCTTTCTTGTCCTGTAACTAAATTTCCTGATTGTTGTTTTCTGTCTGCATCAATCGGAATGTCACGCATACTTCTATATTGCGCGTTTAAAATAATATTCTCTAATTGATCTGTAGATAAAACATTTGAATCTACTTCTGTGTAATTTCTAATTTGTGTAACTAAAGTGGTATAACTAATTCCTGCCATTATGCTTGCTGAGTAACTGGTCCTGCTGTTACTGTCATTCCTCCTGCTTCTTCTGTTACCGTTGCATTTGATCCAGCGCCAAATACATAAGTATTTGTTGTTACACTACTTATACTAAATCCTAACGCATTTTCAAATACAGTATATGCTAATCCACCAGGACTTCCATCAACATTTCTAAATCTAACGGTATCACTATTAGATCTACCGTGATTAGGCTCTGTCACAGTCACATTTGCTGATCCTGAAGTTAAACTAAATGGATTGCCGGGTAATAAATTAGGTGTTGCTGGTTCTGTTCTATCTGGTCTAGCTCTATTTAAACCTTGAGGGTCAGCTGATTTTGCTCTGGGTTGAAGCTGTGGTTGTTTTTCTTCATACTCAGATATATGCACAAAAGATCCGTTCCATTCTTTAACCATTTCTGTATATGGAAACTCTAATCCAGATCTGTCTGATATTGCTTTTGCGTATTTACCTGATGCAAATCTACCCATTAACCTGCCTCCGGATAGTATGTTTTAGGAGTGATATGCGTGCTTGTAGATGAACCATCTTCAGTTAATGCTCTATTTAATTCATCTTCATAATATAATTTCATTTCTTGTGCTCTTTGTGGAGCATATTTTTGTGCTAGATAAAAGGCTAAACCTGAAACCATGCAAGGTGCAAAACGATAAGGCACATCAGTTGCATTCGTATAATCACCTACATCTTGTATTCTTTTCACAAAATAAAAATTTAATTTATTACCAGCCTCTGAAGAACCTGGTGTTAAATACAAAGTAATTGTAATCTTATCTATAAATCTTTGTACAAAGTATTGTGATGGTGTGCCTGTAGCTGTCTTATTAGATAAAGCTTGGTATGTAGATCTATTAATTTTTGTAAGCGGTGAGTCAACACTTGAAGAGTTTCTGTAAACAGCTTCTAGGATATCATCAACACCATAAATAGCTGTAGCATCAGATGTACCATCACCCGTTGATCTAAAAATGGTGTAAACAGCTTGGTTGTTAACTAAGGTAATATCGTTATTACCAACCTCCCAATAATGCAAACCTCTATTAGCCCATTCTTGAAACATAATATTTAAAGAACGTCTAGCAGTTTTTAATTGATATCCAGATACTCCCTGAAGCCCAATTCTTTCGTATGCATCTTCTATGATTTCATCGATAGAAAAATTTTTATCAAATACTGTTGTACCTGAGGTAGTGTTAGCCATTTAACCTCCTAGCCTGTGTAGCCAATAGTAACTGATGTTGTATTCGTTAGATCTAAATATATACCAGTTCTACATCTTATACCGCTTCCAGGAATGTAGATGTCTAATCCTTCAGTTCCGCAATTACCTTCGAATACTAAAGCCCCAGTTGCATCTGTTCCATCGTAGATTTTAACATTACTGTTCGCAACGCCTTCAGCTTGAATGTAAGTTACTCTTGCTGATGCTATAAAAGCATCTGTTGCGTCTGTTGCTCTACCAAATCTACCGTCAGAAGTTCTACAAGAAAACTGTTGGTCTGATGTTGCCATTTTTTATCTCCTATTAAGTGTGGAGCCGAAGCTCCACACTAATTACCTATTAACTGTTAGCAAAAGGTGTTGCTTCGGTACCTGTACCGATTAACACAGCTTCTACTAAATATACATTATCTTCAAGTGCCGTGATAGTAACTGTACTACCTTTGTCGCCACCTGTAGTTCCACCATTCATGCTGATAACATCATTAGCTGATGCTGGTACGAATGAACTGTTTGTTCCATCTGCTACGTTAACAACAGTTGCGTGACCAACAAATTTGTCGGTTCCGTCTGTTTTAATATCGCAGTCCGAACAATCTGTGCCTACAAAAAATTTGTAGACAGCACCTAAATGGTTAAGTGCATTAGGGTCATTGTCTCCAGCAGTGCCACCTTTACTATCTGCTTTGATTGTTGGAAGTGTGATTGCTCCATCTGCATCATTTACTTTGATAACTTTACCTGCGTGAGCAGCGAAAGTTAAAGTAGTTTCTGCTGTGATGTTAACAATCGAATCAGGTCCTGCAGTAACAAATCCTCTTAAAGATTTTACCGGTCCTGAAAACGTAGTTTGTGCCATATTTATATCCTCCTAGTTTACCGATCATAGTCTCTAGGCCGTCGACTATACGCGTCTATGATCTTTAAAATGTATAGTGAGTATTTTATATAGCAGATTATAATAGAGTGCAAGAGATTGCGTAGTGAAAGTACGTTTTCAGCGATGTAGCTTTTTACTAAGTAGCTACTGAAACTTCGGGTGTAGCGTCTTCTATCTTATTAGTTAGATTCGCTATCTTAGCTTCTTCTATCTTAATAGCATTAACAACTTCTCTAATTTTGTTGTCAATTCTAACCATGTCCAAAGTATATCTTTGGTTATCACGCTGTTGCACCGCCCATTCTGTCTCGAGACCCCTCTTCATTTTGTAAAGGTCTCTTATCTGAGTTTGCATCTATGATCTCCTCGTAAGTTAGCCATAGTTTACGATGGTCTATAAATCCATCTTTCTCCCATTTTATATCATTTTTTCCTAGCTTGTCAACTAGTGCATTTTCGAAAGCTTTATCTTCATCCTCTGAGATAATCTCAAAGTCTGCATAGTAGCCATATGCTCTGATCTGTACACGGAAGTTTTTCATAGTTGCCTTTCTTCTTTAGCATAAAAAAAGGGGGCTATGAAGCCCCCTTTTAATTTTAATTTAGTAAGTATTACGCACCTTCTACGCCGAAAATACCTCTAGGGTCTGATACGCCAAATACGTATCTTTCTCTAGCTTTGTATCTTACGTTTCCAGTATCGAAGTCACCTTCCATTTTAGTTGTGATAGGTGCTCTTTCGAAATACTTCATACCATTTGGTACATCTGTAATGATGTAGAACGCATCCGTGTCAGTTAAAAAGTTATTCACTCTGTAACCTTGAGGAACCATTCCCATAGATGCAATCGCATTCACATCGTTATCAGCTGTTCCTGTTCTGCCTTGAGACTTCATCAGTCTTTCAGCTGTGAATTGTAATTCACTTGGAACAATCATTTTTACACCTCTAGCAGCAATCTTAAGACCTCTTTCGTCCGTCATTGCAGCAATGTCGATTAACGACTGCTCTAATGAAGTTTCGTTTAAGTCAGCTTGCGTAGTTAGAGTGTTTTTAAATGATCCCGCTATTGTCGTGTGAGCAGTGTTAAATAAAGAAACACCATCACCTGAATCAAAACCATCCGTTGAAGGAAGACCTTGAATTAACGGGTTAACCGCTTTCACTTGTTTTGTGTTTGCCATCGATCTAGCCAAAGCTTTCGTGTATCTTGAAGCTAGTTTGTCGTAAAGGTTGTCCTCAACTGCTTCCTCAGTGATTGAAAACCCAAGAGCTATTGTCTCGTGAGTGTATCTCGCTGTGAAAGTTTCTTGAGCACTATCGAACGCTACACCAGAACCTTCTGGTTTTGTTTGCGCTTGTCCGAAACCTGACAACATAACTTCTTCTTCAAAAGCTCTGTCAGATGACTCTGTAGTATAAATTTCAGCATGCTGATTTTCATACCTTTTGTATTCCAGGCCGAATAGGGCATTCAATCCTGGCTCTAGTTCTTTAACTAGTTGATTACGTGATATCGCCATAATTATATCCTCCTATTAGATACCTGCATGCTGCTTGAAGAAGTGTTCGCTTATCACGACTCTCCAGACAACATTTGCTGATGTAAGTTCATCGTTGTCGATGTCTCTACTTACTCCAACTATTTTTAATTGTTGAGATGTAGTTCCTAACGTACTGTTATCTAAAGTTGTTTTAGATATGTAATTAGGAGTTGCACCCGCTGAGTAAGAGATCTCAGCCGTATTACCAACGTCAGTTTGTTGTGATACTCCAGTTGCATTAGATCTAATTTCGTAGATCTGATGTGGATCATCAGTTACAAACGCCACAATATCAGTAGCTGCATTTGAGCCTAATAAGTGGTTTTGAAACGTTGGCTTGCTTGTAGACGTGTTAGTAAAGAACACTCCGTTTAACGAACCTAGGTTTTGTTCTGTCGCCGCCGCAGCTACCACTGCTGTACCTGTGTTAGCCATTGCAACCATGTCTTGGTTGTAGATAGCTGTCGCAGATGCTGCTACAGAATATTCTCCTAATCCGCCAGAGTCTCTATTCTGACCCGCTTTCTTTAAAGGTTTCAATCCGAAACCTACAGATGACGCGTTTGCCATTTTCGTTTCTCCTTGTTTAGTTTACTCGTTGGTTTGAATTGTTAAAAAATTAACTTTTCTTGCCACCGAAGGTTGTACGAGACTGCTTATCAATATTGATAGGCATTCTTCTGTCCTGTTCCTTCATGAGGTCGTTATCAACTGCTTCAACGTTTTCCTTCGCTAAGTCAGCGTAGTACTTCGCACGTTGTTGCGCGATCTCATTTGGTACCCTTGTCAGCACAAGGCCTCCGTGCCCGATCACCCCAGAATATTTGCCTTCTGTGATCACTGGATAGTCATCCTCGCCGTATTCGTCTGCTCTAACTAATTCGTACCCGGACCTTAATCTTCCTTGTACATTTTTAGTATCGACGTACCCGAGAACTTCCGTCCTGACCCATCTGTGTCGGAATCCGTCCGGCGCGTTGGGTGTATCTAAGTACGATGGTGGAGTCCAAACTTTTTTTCGTTCTGTTTTCTCTCTTGTTTGGCTCGCACGAGTTGGTTGTTTATCTGTCATATGCCTATACCTCCTTCGTGTTTATCAGTTGTTTCGCATATTCTTCTAGTGGCACACCTAATTTTTTAGCAATTGCTACTTGGCTTGGTGTGAGTTTTACCGATCTGCGACTAGTCTTTGGACTACGCGTTGCAGATGCAACGGTTTGTGTAGGTTTACTTGTCGTCTTCTCCACAGGTGTATCAAATTTATGGGGAAATTCAAGTCTTATTCTTTTATCAATTTCCTTATAATATTCACTAGTCTGTGGATCAAAGCCTTCTTCTTCAGTTAGTTTCCTATGAAGATCAAAAGCAGTATATGTCATGGCATTATCTTTACCAAACCAGTCATTTTTACTAGCCCAATCCTCTGCTCTTGGATCAGGTGGTGTTTGTGCGGGTTGATAAGGTTGTGCCTGTTCTTTAGGCTTTTCAGCAGCTACTTTCTTCTCCATCTCTTGTTTAGTTTTAAGCTCTGCTACTTTAGCTTGCTCATAACCAAGTTGAGAAATAGATGTTAAAGCTTCTACTTCTGCTTTTTTATCGTTTGCGTCTCTAGCAGCAATTAACTTTTGTTGTGCTGCTAATAAAGAAGATTTGACTCGGCCTTCCATCTCAGCCACGTAGTCTGTATCTAAAACGTTCACTTTAGAAGTTAAAGATTTATTTTCATCTTGTATTCTTCTAGCAAATGCTAAAGCTTCTTCTCTTTGTCTTTCAGCTTCACGCATTTTTTTAGTTAGTTTAGCAATTCTTTTTTGAACGCCATCACTATACTTTTCGTGTTCGTCTTTTATTTCTTCTTCTTTTTTCTCTGTCTTTTGTTCTTCACTGTTCTCGTCACCTCGAACATCCAACTGCTCATCAGATTTCTCAGATGTATCATCGGGCTGAACATTGTCTTCAGTAGTTGTTTCATTTTGAACCTCAACTGTTTCATTTTCTGGTTTTTTATTTTCTTCTAATTGTACTTCAGCACCAGGGCCTGATGTATCAATGTCGACTGTTTTATCGTCAGCTTGCATAGCTTCCTCCTATGTTAAAATTCGTGGATGATATCTTCTGGGTTATCCACGGTCGCTAGAATCTCATCGTCGTTTAACATTCTAACTTCACCCCCTTCTATCTTTATTCTTGATCCTGCGTATCTTGCAAAGATCACCCAATCCTTTTCCTTGCACCAAGGACCGTCTGGGTATCTTTCTTTGTCTCCGTAACAATCTGGTCCCATTCTAAGTACGAGTCCACATTGCGATGCAACTTGTTGTTTTTCTAAAGATGTTTCAGCTAAGATAATTCCACCCTTAGTTTTAGTATTCATTTTAAAAGGCAATACCAACATTCTCCAACCCGTAGGTTTAGGGAGCTTTGTCGACTCTGATGTTATTGTCTTTTCAGGTTCTTTTTCGTATTTTTCTATGAGTGCATTCCTATGTTTAGGAATCTCTTTTGATGTTGATAATTGTTCCTTCTTTGTCATTTTGCTCCTTTTGTTTTAGCAGGCTAGATATCTCCTGAATAATATATTGATACGTTCGTATCTGTCCTAACATATAGTTATATTTCTCCATATTGTCAACGCCCCCACTTGTCATGGCAGCAACAATATCTTCATATCTTTGAGTTATAAGCTTTCTAAGCTTCCCTATTATTTCCATTCCGTCCATTATTTAACCCACCTTTCTATTATTTTTATCTTTTCTTCTGCATCTACAATCACTTGTAAAAGTTTATTAATCTCGTCTAAATGTTGAGGATGTTCACCAATACCTACCGGACTCTTAAGATAAATATTAATCGTTGCTATTGACTCAGCAATATGTGCCTCATATCTTTTTTTTAGTGCTTCTAGCATTTCTTATGCTCTCCTTTCCTTTCTTAAATATTGCAGCGACTTGTCTTTTACCCATAACCTTGGCGCGCTGTTCACCAACAGTTAAAATCTGAATTTTCCTCGCAAACGTCTTAT